TTCTCGACGGGAACTTCAAGCAAATCCGAGAGAACAATCTCCGCCTTGGAGATGAGTTCTTCGTACGAGTCTCCTTCGACATAGAACTTGAAAGTCGCAGCGATCATCAGACTGCCTTCTCAAGTTTGTAGTACGGGTACCGAGCCTCAGTCAGCCTCGGCTTTTTCTCGTCTGTAGTCTTCACGACGATGTCACCTGACGCCACTCGAACGACCACGCCCACCCTCCCATTATGGATGCGCTGCCCCGCCTCGGATGCAAAAGCATTGTGTAGAACTCTTACCCTGTCTCCCTCAAAAAGATAGCCGGGGTACGCGGGAATCCATCTAATGAAGTCACTGTCCGGCATGAGAAAATGCTAAGACAGCGCTGCGCTAATTGCCTGCTCCGTGTGTTCTATCTACGAGATTTCTTTGTAGGAACAATGCTCTCAGCGAGCCGACGGGATTCATCCTCGAAAGACGGAATGCACTCGTAAAAGGCATCAGCCTGTCGCTTCGCGTAGTCCTCGCGATCTCCGAGGGACAGATCCTCGATGCTTGCTGCCAACTGAGACCACTCGACGCCGAGCGCGCTGGTGCGTCGCCACTCAGACACGATGGGGGTTCGCTGCTCCAGTGCTAAGGCGATTAGAGGCGACCACCACGGCTCATTGCTCCTGTAGGTGGTAACTAGCAGGCCCAGACTCCCCCTGAGCCTATTTGAGATATCAACTGCGGTCTCCAGTCGATTCTCTCGGGCTGGTGCTGTGGGGTATCTCAGCGTGCCCGCGAGGCGGGCCGTCCAACTGGATGTCGGGTGGTCTGCGTGCCATACTAATTTGTCTACTGACTCTACAATAGGATTGTAGATCGGAAGTTCCAGTCCGCGATCCAAACGAATCGCCAGTGACCTGTTCTCCGCAAGCCCTCCGAGGTGACGGGTGAGAAATGAGGGGTCGGTCCACGGTAGGGCGGGGGCCAGCGTGAGGGGCCATTCCTCGGCCACCAGAGACCCTACAAAGCCCTGTAGAGTCTCCTGCCTCTCTGTGTCCATCGCCTCGCGAAAACCCTTCCTACGGGCGTAGAAGTCCTTTACGAGGGTGCCAGGATTCTGGGCTACGGACGACAGCCCCGCCCACAACTTGTGCGGCTCTGGAGTGTCCACCATAAGTGTCAACTTTGAGGATCTTTGGGCAAGCGACGCAATCCACAGAGCCGGATAGATGTGGTTGGCCGCGACACTGCCTGGTGAGGCAATACCGACGATTACGGAGTCAAACATCGAGATAAAGTCTTGATCCGCCTCCATGCACGGCTCAATCCAAATAACCTCGGCACCTTGACTCTCCAATGCCTTATGGACCAGACCAGCGAACGTCGGGATTCGCTCGTTGACGGCGGAGGAGATGTGCTGAGCCGTGCAGCCGGTTAGGAGTACCTTCACTCTTTTCCTTTCGTCTGGCCTCACAGGAACGCCGCCCAGCACTCGCTGAGCGGCGAACCTGCGATTCCGGTCGTTTAGAACGGAGCGGGAGGGGCCGCTGCGGGAGCCGGTGCCGGAGCCGGTGCGGGTGCAGGGGCTGGAGCCGGAGCCGGAGCCGGAGCGGGGGCAGCAGCCGCAGGAGCGGCACCCGAGGCAGCCGAAGCGCCGGTCTGGAGCGGGTAGTAGTTCTTGACCTCATTGCGCTTCTGGCCCTGCCAAGTGCGTGACCCGATCTGCCCACGGAACGAGCGACCACGCATTGCCTGCTCGATTTGTGCGTTGGACGGGTTGTTGTCAAAGAACTCACGGGTGAGTCCGAGGGCTGCCATCTTGCGGAAGAAGATGCCGAGAGCATTTGCGTTCTCGGGAGAGACAACGAGGTTGTCCCACACGAGGCGCTTGGCGTGAGGGCCGGACTGAACCTGTGCCTTGACCTTAAACATCGCCTTGCCCGACTGCGAAACCGTTGCGGTCGCCTCAGTGATGGTCAGTTCATAGTCGCCGTCAGGTAGCGGCTCGTATGAGGTATTCGCGGCGTCGCCCGCATCCTTAATCAGATCTTTCCAGTTCAGCGTGCTCATCACGCCACCTCTGCTTTCTTGGTTGTCTTCTTGTCGTATGGTGCTTCACTACTTGCCTCGACAGCGGGTGCCGCCGTTGCGGTCTGTGCGGGGCCGAAGATGATGTCGAGCATCCTCTCAATCGAAAGGTTCTGCTGCTCAACAACCGCTCCAAGACGACCCTGAACTCGCTCGCCAGCCTCGTACTTGGCGGTGCGCTCGACGTACATGCGGCGCACCTTGTACGGCGACTGCATGGGGTCGGGGTTCGGTACTTCCTCCACGGCGACAGCGCCGAGGATGTCGTAGAAGTACGGAGCCTGAATCGCCAACTGACCCTGAAGGTACGGCTTGTATACGCCGTCCTGTCCGGTCCTCGCCATAGCGGTGAGAACCACTGCCTCCAGCGGAGTCGTCGGATGCATGGTCAGGTCGCGTAGGTCGCGAAGAAGGGCACCCATGTGGCGAAGGAGTTCGCCCCACTGCTGCATCTTCATGGCTTCCGAACCAGCGATCTGGTCCATGCACTTGACCTGTAACTCCGAGATGGAGTCGATAATCAGGCTCTTGAACTGATGACGCCCAGTCTGTAGCCACTGAAACGCCTTCAGAACGGTGTCGTAGTCCCGCACGGGCACCACGACGGTATCCCATGTCCCGTCTGCGACGGGTGGTTCCTCACGGAGAGGGTCCCAGTACTTCACCTGAATGGGGAGGAAGCGGTGACCGCCCTCCACATCCAGCATGAGACGGGGATACGGTGCCGTGACAGCGAAGGTGGACTTGCCGACCTTCGATTCCCCGTACACCATGACCGTGAGAGAGCGCTGCACTTCGTTGCTCATCGTCACTCACTTCCCTTTTCTTCTGACTTGTTGTAGTAGCCGTAGGGGTCTCCCTCTACGAACATGTCGGAAAGTGCCTCTTCTGCTGCCGACCCATCGTCAAAAAGCGGGCAAATGGCAAAGAACTGGCACTTCCACTTGCAGTCCCTCGTCGGTCGCGGGTAGGCCACGAATGTGTGTGCTTCACCCTCGTCCAGAGACTTACGGACTCGCATCAGGTCCGCAATGGTGCCGTGAATGCGATTCCAGAACGACCGCAGCGCGAACACGTTGTGCCGAACTGTGATCTGATCGTAGAACGGCGGCTTTGCCGCAGCCGTTCTCCGAACCTTCTTGAGCATCGTGAAGATGCCGCCCTCCACACGCTCTGTCTCGTCGGCCTTAGTTGACTCCAGCAGCATGTAAGTGAGGATCTGCTCATTCATCGGTGCGAGATTAGCGAAATCTGAAAGACTTCCGCCAACGGTCTTGAAGTCTCGGAACAGGCGCACGCCGTCAGCCTTGCGGCGCACGCGCATGTCCAACTTGCCGGTGAGTTCGACCTCGCCATTGAACAACGGCGCGGTGATCTGCTCCTCTGTGGAGATCATTTCGAGTTCGGCGTCGATGCCCTCTTCTTCGACCCACTGGAGGTAGCCCTCCAGCATGACGCGCCCGAGTTCGGCTTCCTTCTCAAGATTTTCCATGCCGAACATCTGGTCACCTACGAGAAGTCGGTCGGCCTCGACAAGATCTGAGTACGCCGTGAGTAGGGGCACTCCCTTGGAGTAGTACTGGTCTAGTGCTTCATGGACTCGTGAGCCGAGAGCCAGCGCGCCAGTCGTCTCCTTGTACTTCGGCTGAAGGCGTCGGTAGTAGACCAGCCACCACTTGCGGCGACAGTCTTTGAAGGTCTGGATCTCGGAGTTAGATAGTCTGACAACGCTCACAGTTTGCCTCCACAATGTGGGCAGTTCTTCTTGCGACCGTTGTAGGGAAGATACGCCTGCGTCTGCGTCACTCTAGCCTCGATCTCGATGGGTAAATAGGTAGTCCGGCGCATTGTCATCGACCCGAGATGCGGTGTACCCAAGGTCGAGCAGTGCTTCGTATTCAATCATTGCGTGCTGTAGTGAAGACTCAGGATAGCCGTCCCAACACTCCAGCGCAATAGCAGGCAAGAACTTTTCGATAGTGTGCATCCCACCAGCGACTGCCAGAGGCTCATACTGCTCGATGTCAAGTTTGATGAAGTCCAACTGCGGTAGGTCAAGCGCGTCAATAGTCGTGATGTCTATTGCGATGGTTGAGGTTTCGTCTCCACGATGCAGCCCCGAGCCACCAATGTTCTCGTTGGTGACCCATCCAAGGTATCCGGTGCGCTTGGCTTCTCCCAAACCCTCAGACGACACAACGACGTTGAGACAGCCATTCATCATAAGGTTTTCGTTCAGCAGTAGCCTCGAAGGTGTCAACGGCTCGAAGCAGTAAACCTTCTTGGCAAGCAGAGCCAACTTCACAGAATGAGCGCCAATGTGCGCCCCGCCGTCTATGACCACGGAATCCTTGGTGATGTACCGCTTAAATAGAGCGTGCATGTGCGGCTCCCACACCTCGCCCTTGTAGAGGGTGCTGGAGATAAAGTCGGAGTAGAACACACGGAAGCGAGCCGGTTGTCCGTTGTGGTAGTTAGGGACAGTGACTATCTCTGGATAGATGTCGAAGTTAGCGTAGAACTCGGTCACAGGCGACCCGCCTTATCGTCCTTAAGAAGATCGAGCAACTTGACTCGGTCGCGGACAACCTGATCGAAGTTGTCGGCCTTCGTGTCTAGTGCCTGAATCACTCGCTCCTCGATGGTGCCCTCGGTGACGTAGTCCATGATCACGATGGAATCGTGGATCTCCGACCCAATGCGGTGGACGCGGTCAAGTGCCTGCTTGTAGTCCACGAGTGACCACGGGCGCTGAAGCATAACAAGACGACGCGCAGCCGTCAGCGTAACGCCGACACCACCCGCCTGTGCGGTGAATAGAATCCACTTCGTGCGACCGGACTGGAAATCGTCAATGGCCTGCTGACGCTCATCTTCGTCCTGAGCACCAGTAATGAGCCCGTGCGGAATGGACGCCTTGGTCATCGCGGCGCTGAGGAGTTCAATCAACTGCCGAGACACCGCGCATACAGCCACGGAGTCTTCTCCGAAGTCGCCGCTTTTGATGTCGTCCATCAACTGATCAACCTTGCAAGACGGCTCTGAAAGCAGAACTTTCATCTCGCCGGTTGTCTCGTCCACCGTTGTTTCAGCGTACGAGTTTGCCAACTGAACAAGACGGGTGGTCTGCGTCAAGACGCTAGGAGCCACGACAACATCGCTGCTACCGTCGCCTTCCAACTCCGCGATCATGTTGTCGCGCATCTGCTC